GAGGAGGCGTTGGCCGATGGTGTCGATGCGGCGATCCTCGAGACGCCCCGCGGCAATGGCAAGTCTTCGGGCGGCGGCGCGCTTGCCGTCTGGGCCCTGTTCGACGACGACGCGACCGGCGCCCCGCAGGTGCCCGTCGTGGCGACGACCGTCGGGCAGGCCATCCGGTCCTGCTATGGCGTCGCTGTCTCGATGATCAAGGCCGAGCCCGAGCTGCTCCGGCGCTCGCTCATCTACACGGGCATCGCGACGCCGCGTGTGACGACGCCGTTCAACGAGGGTGAGCTATTCCCGATCGCGTCTGACCCCTCCGGGCTCCAGGGACTCGACCCGAGCCTCGCGATCATGGACGAGATCGGCTTCCAGCCCGTCGGATCGTGGGAGTCGCTGCGCCTGGCGGGCGGCAAGCGGTCCCGAAGCCTCGTTATCGGGGTCGGGACACCCGGGCTGGACCGCGAGAACGCCCTGTACCACGTCCGGAGCCTAGTGAAAGAGGCCGGATCGCTGCCCGGAGTCGTGTTCCACGAGTATTCGGCCCCTACAGGCTGCGAGATCGGCGACCAAGACGCCTGGCGGGAGGCGAATCCAGCGATCGAGGCCGGATTCCTCCGCATCGGAGCCCTCGAGACCGACCTCGGGATGTCCCCGGAGGGCCATTTCCGCGTCTTCCGCCTCGGACAATGGGTCGACGGCGTCGATTCGTGGCTCGGACCCAATGGACGGACGCTCTGGGACGGTCTGGAGCAGCCGTACGACTTCGTCGCGGGCGCTCCGACGTGGGTCGGCATCGACGTCGGCCTGAAACGCGACTCCACGGCCGTGATCGCCGTCCAGCGCGACGATAACGGGCTCCACGCGCTCTCACGCTTCTGGCTGCCGACCGCTGACGAGCCCGTCGACGTCACCGACGTCATGGAATACGTCCGCGAGCTCGATCGTGCCTATGACCTCGAGGCCGTGAGCTACGACCCGCGGTTCTTCGACGTGCCGGCGAAGATGCTGGACGACGAGGGGCTGCCGATGGTCGAGGTGCCGCAGTCCGTCGAGCGGATGACGGTGGCCTGCGGCGGGCTGCTCGAGCTGATCAAGTCCGGCGGAATCCACCACGCCGGAGATCCGACGCTCAGCACCCACGTCCTCAACGCGATCCCGCGCTTCAACGAGCGCGGCTTCACGTTGCAGAAGGCCAAGTCCCGCGGCCGCATCGACGGCTGCATCGCGCTCGCCCTGGCTACGACCGAGGCCGTCCATCCGCCCGAACCGCAAGGGGAGTTCGCTTCCGCATGGGGCTGACAGACCGCATCCTCGCGCCGTTCCGCCCGGATTCGTACCGGAGCCTCGTCGTCCCGCCGCCCCTGTTCGACGACTCGCTGTTCCTGAACTTCGGCGCGAACAACTACCTCGTCACCGCGTTCCAGCAGACGCTCCGCGGACACGTCGAGGAGATCGATCCGTCGTTCCAATCGCTGGTCGCGCAGGTCTACCGGCAGAACGCCGTCGTCTTCGCCTGCGAGCTCGCGCGGATCTCGCTGTTCTCCGAGGCCCGTTTCCAGTTCCAGCAGATGCGGAAGGGCCGACCCGGAAACCTGTTCAGCTCGCCGGCGCTCGATGTCCTCGAGCATCCCTGGCCGACAGCGACGACCGGCGACATGCTCACCCGCGCGTTGCTCGATGCGGACCTCGGCGGCACGGCCTTCAATGCCCGTCGCAGCCGGACGACGATCCGTCGGCTACGGCCCGACTGGGTGACGATGGTGCTCGGCTCCGAGAGCGATCCGGAGATCGAGGGCGGCGACATCGACGCCGTCGTGCTCGGGGTCATCTACCACCCGGGCGGACGAGCTGGCGGTCGCAAGCCGGAGTTCCTGCTGCGCGACGAGGTGTCGATCTTCGCGCCGATCCCGGATCCCCTGGCGGCGTTCCGCGGGATGCCGTGGGTGGTGCCGGTGATCCGCGAGATCATCGCCGACAAGCAGATGACCGACCACAAGTCGGCGTTCCTCGTCAACGGCGCGACGCCGAACATGACGGTCGCGATCGACAAGGATCTCAAGGAGGCCGCCAGCCCGGCGGCGTTCAAGGAGTGGGTCGAGGCGTTCAAGCAGACCAACCCGTCCGAGTCGCAGTGGCAGAAGTACAAGACCTGGTACCTCGCCGGCGGCACGACCGTCACGAAGGTCGGCTCCAACATGCAGGAGATCGACTTCAAGGCCGTCCAGGGCGCTGGCGAGACCCGCATCGCCGCCGCGGCCGGTGTGCCGCCGGTCATCGTCGGGCTCTCCGAGGGGCTGCAGGCTGCCACGTACTCCAACTACGGACAGGCGCGCCGCCGCTTCGCCGACAACACGATGCGCCCGCTGTGGCGGAACATGGCGGGCTCCCTCGAGACGCTCGTGCCGCCTCCGGCTGGAGCGCGGCTCTGGTACGACGACCGGGACATCCAGGCGCTCGCCGAGGACAAGATGGATCTCGCGCAGGTCCGCGGCCTCGAGGCGCAGCAGATCCGCACTCTCATCGACGCCGGATATGACGCCGCCTCGGTCACCGACTCCGTGATGACCGGCGACTGGTCGCGCCTCGTCCACACCGGGCTGTTCAGCGTCCAGCTCCAGGCACCCGGCAGCACAAAGATGCCGGCCGGCGAGGTCCCGGGCGAGACGCCGGTCGGTGCCGGCACCAAGCCCGAGGTCATCCCTCCGAACGACACGTCCACCAAGCCGCTCGCCGCGGTCGCCTCCAAGCCCACCAATGGGAGCAAGAAGCCATGACACCCGAAGAACTCGACGGCATCCCGCCGGCTCGACTGCCATTCGACATCACCCGCGCCCTGGCCGAGCCGATCGAGACGCGCGCCGTCGAGGGTTCGGCGATGCCGACGATGACCGGGCACTTCTCGACCTTCAACGACTGGTACGAGGTCAACTCGCACATCGAGGGCCACTTCCTCGAGCGTGTCGCACCGACCGCCTTCACCAAGACGATCGCGGAATCGCGTTCGAAGATGAAGGTGCTCTACGACCACGGCCAGGACCCGAGTATCGGGAACAAGATCCTCGGCCCGATCGGCGACCTGACCGTCGACGAGACGGGACCGCGCTATACCGTTCCGCTGCTCGACACCTCCTACAACCGCGACCTCGCGCCGGGGCTGGAGGCTGGCCTGTACGGCTCGTCCTTCCGCTTCAGCGTCGAGAAGGACGTCTGGGACTACTCGCCGACGAGGTCCGCGTACAACCCCGACAGCATCCCCGAGCGGACGATCACTGAGGCCCGCGTCCCCGAGTTCGGCCCTGTCACCTTCCCCGCCAATGACCGTGCCGATGCCTCGGCCCGTTCGACCACCGACACCTTCTACCAGCGGAGCCGCGACCCCGAGGGGTTCGAGGCTCTGCTTCGTTCAGCACAGGCAGTTCGCACTCCGCAAGGAGCCGCAGAACCGGAGCCGCCGGCCGTCACTCCCGAACCGGAGCCGACGCGCGCGGACACTCCACCGTCCGACCCACCCATCGAACGACAGGAGTTCACCGTGCCCGAATACACCAGCCGCGACGAGAAGGCGGCCCGTCTCTCCGAGCTCAAGGACGTCATCAAGCGGACGGCCACCGAACACACCGGCGTCATGCCGGCCGATGTCCAGTCCCACTGGGAGGCCGACAACGCCGAGCACGACGCGCTTGCCCGGGACATCGCCGCCTACGACGCCCGCATGGACCGCCTGAAGGCGATCGAGGGCGACGTGACGACCCGCGACAACCGGACCGAGCTCGCCGCGCCGACCTTCATCCGCAAGCCCGAGAACATCTACGACCTCGAGCGCATCGGCATCGAGGCCCGGACATCGGACGAGTATCGGAACACCATCCGCGACTACTCGCTCCGATCCATCGACGGCCAGAAGATGCCGCGTGGCCTCTCGCTCGACTTCCTCGTGGACGTCATCGAGAACGGCGACGAGGGCGTGACCGAGGACGGCCAGCGCGCCTCGGGCGAGATCGCCAAGCGCGTCCTCGCGACCGGCTCGCCGGCCTACCGGCGGGCGTTCAACAAGTACCTCCGCAACCAGACCGCGCTCTGGTCGGCCGAGGAAGCCCGCGCCGCGGCCCTGGCCGTGACCGCGACCACCACGACGGGCGGCTATGCCGTCCCGTACGTGTTCGACCCGACCCTGCTCCAGACCGGCGTCTGGACGGCACAGAACCCGTTCCGGGCGGCCTGCCGCACCGTGACGATCACCAACGGCAACAAGTGGTTGCAGCCGACCGTCGGCGCCATCACGGCCGCCTACGGCACAGAGGCATCGGCAGCCACGGAAGGCGGCCCGACATTCGGCCAGCCGTCCTTCCAGGTGCAGACCGCCAAGGCGTTCGCGACCCTCTCGGTCGAGACGCTCGAGGACCGGCCTGACATCACCGCCGAGCTCTCGTCGCTGTTCGCCCAGGCCAAGGACACCCTCGAGGAGAACGAGTTCGCAGTCGGTGCGGGCACCACGGTCCATCCGATGGGCATGTTCACCTCGACCGCGTACACCGCGACCACGACCGCCACGAACGACGTGACGGCCCTGATCGACTTCACCACGACCGAAGGCGCGCTGCCTCTGCGGTTCCGGGCGAAGGCGAACTGGTTCATGAACCGGTCCACCATCCGCCAGCTGCAGATCCTCGACACCACGTACCGCTACTTCAGCGGTGCGGGGATCCAGTACCCGGGCGCTATCAACGGCACCCTCAACCCGAACACCCCGCCGACCGCGGCGAGCAACACGGGCCTCTTCCTCCTCGGCTACCCGATCTGGGAGGTCCCGTCCGCCGTCTCGACCCTGACCACCAACGCCGCGATCCTCGCGGTCCTCTGCGACCCGAGCTCATACGTCATCGTCGATCGGCTCGGGATGAACGTCGAGGTCATCCAGCAGATGCTCAACGGAGCGACCCCGTCGTTCCCGACCCTCCAGCGCGGTGTCGTGTGCTGGTGGAGGAACTTCGCGGCGCCGATCAACGCCGACGCCGGCCGCCAGGTCACCGTCCAGTAGACCCTTCCCGCTTCCAGCCCCGGGCCGGCTTCCCCGGACCGGCCCGGGGCACCACGTTACAAGGAGATCCGATGGCGACAACAGAAACCCTCGCAGTGCTCGAGTCGTTCGTCGGGCTCGTGTCCAAGGGCGACGAGCGCATCTTCCGGCAGGGCGACCTCATCCGAGCGAACGACCCGGCCGTCAAGAAGTGGCCGCACCTGTTCGGAGCGCCGACCTATCCGCACGAGACGCGCGTCGAGCAGGCGACGGCATCGCCGGGAGAGAAGCGTGCCTGACAGCTTCCCCAACTACACCAACACCGCCGCCACCACGGCGGCCGTCACCAACCGCTTCGTCGCCTCGACGGCGATGAGCCTGACGACCTACACGATCGCCAACGCCTCGCCCGTCTGGTCGGGCGGCTGCCTGGTGACGATCGGGCACACCACCGTCGCGGGGACCGACACGCTCGGGACGATCACCATCGTCGGCACTGACCTGACCGGCGCGACCATCACCGAGAGCATCACGCCCGTCGCGGACAGCACTGCGACCAGCGTCAACATCTTCCGGACCGTCACGTCGGCCACGAGTGTCGGCTGGGTCGCCGTCTCGACCGCCGACAACATCGTCATCGGCTGCGCCGCCGGCAACTATGCCTCGGGCTCGGGCGGTGTCCTCGGCGGCATCCTCGTCAACAACTCCGTGGCCGCCGCCATCGTCGTCAGCGACAAGCGCGGCACCATCGCCACGATCCCCGCATCGCAGGCGGCCGGCTCGTACTACCCGCTGAACGTGGACTTCTACGGCTTCCTGAAGGTCGCCACGACCAGCACCAACGACGTGACCGTGACACACACGGGCACCATGCCGACCTTCACCCAGCACTGACATGGCCCACACGTACGCGACTGTTGCCGAAGCCGACGACTACGAGAAGTCGGGCGGTGCAGCCGCGTTCGCCTCGCAGGCGGCGTCGATCGTCGCGCTCAAGCTCTCGATCCTCGAAAGCGTGAGCCGGCGCATCGACAGCGTGTGTCACCGGTCGCAGTACGGATCGGGCTTCGGCCCACGCATCGGGACGAACTACTACGACGGCCAGGCGCTGAACGCGCTGCTGCTCAACGACGACCTCCTCTCGCTGACGTCGCTGACGGTCGCTCCGCAGACCGGCGGGACGCCCGTGACCCTCACCGTCACGACGGACTACTTCCTGTCGAACGTGAACGGCTACACCGGCCCGCCCTGGCGCCAGCTGCTCCTCACCGGCACGGGCGCAATCCAGTCGTTCGCCGGGAGCGTGTGGCCAGGCATCTACGGCGTGACCGCATATCGCACGATCGCCGCAGCGGGGACGTACGGCTACGCCAACGTGACGATCCCGACCGGCACGACAGTCGCCTCGGGGCTGTCCGTGGGCACCACCGCCACGACCTTCACGACATCGGCGACGCCGCTGATCTCGCCCGGGATGACGCTGCTGATCGACACCGAGCAGGTCTACCTGTACGCGCTATCGGGGACGACGGCCACCATCGTCCGCGGCGTCAACGGCACCACCGCGGCCACCCACGCCGACAGCTCCACGATCGCCCGCTACCAGTACGACGCGCGTGTCCATGAGGTGTGCCTGCGGCTCTACCTGCGACGGCTGAAGGCCCGCGACGCCGGCGCTGACGGGACGTCCGGTGGGCTGGACGTGCCTGGTCAGACCACCCTCGAGGGCGAGGACACCATCATCCGGCGCGGCCTGTCGGACCTGCTCCTGCTGGGCACGTATTGACATGCCGATCGTCCATGCCACCACCTACGCCTCCGCGTCCGTGGTATCGACTGACCTGCATCCTGACAAGCACTATGTCGAGGACGGCTCGGTGACGCTGCGGATGCTCGCCTCGGACGCCGTTAACGGGCTCGGCTCGGGCGCACAGGGACCGACCGGCCCAGCAGGGCCGCAGGGCCCAGCAGGTCCGACAGGTGCGACCGGGGCCACGGGTGCCACTGGCGCGACAGGGCCGACTGGCAGCACCGGCCCGGCGGGTCCGACAGGGCCACAGGGACCGCAAGGCCTGACCGGGCAGACGGGGCTGACCGGATCGACCGGGGCCACGGGCCCGAAGGGCGACACCGGCGCTCAGGGCACCGCGGGAGCAAGCGGACCGCAGGGCATCCAGGGCCCCGTAGGGCCGGCTGGTCCCACCGGACCGACAGGGGCGACGGGAGCGCAGGGCACAGCCGGGACCAATGCCGTCCCCGTCTACGCGCTGCTGGCCAACGGCGCGACCGCGATGGCGTTCGGGACGAACACGACCGTCAAGGTCACGCCGACCGCCCTGGCGACCTATACGACGACGGTGCCCGTGGCCGGGACCCACTGCCACCTCATCGTCCTCACGTCGGGGACGTCGAGCTTCACGATCACCTTCGGGACCGGCTTCAAGCCGACCGCGACCCTCGCGACCGGCACGACCTCGGCCCGGGTGTTCACCCTGTCGTTCATCTCGGACGGGACGAACCTGTACGAAGTCTCGCGCAGCGTCGCGATGGTGGCCTGATGGCGAACCCCGACATCCCGGCCGCGCTCACCGTCCTCGCCACGCACCTGACGAACGCAGGCGCGGCGATGCCCGACCCCATCCTCGACGTGGATCGAGGGCTGCCGACCGGCGGCCGGATGATCCGCTACTACTGGGGCGGCGAAGTGCCACCGCCGAAGATGGGCGGACCCAACGTCCTCAACGGGCGGATGGTCGGCCAGCGGTTCGAGATCGCCGCCACCTGGCCGGCGACCACCCTGTCACCGACGCTCGTCACCGCCATCGACACCGAGATGCAGCTGCTCGCTGGCGAGATCCGGACCCGCATCCAGGGCGACTCGCAGCTCGGGGGGAACGTCACGGACCTCGACCTCGACTATGCGGCGCCGGACGTCGTGACCATCTCGAACGCGCGGTACATCGCGTTGCGCTGGACGCTCGACCTGTCTTACGTCGAGTACGCGGTGACGCCATGACCGACCTGAGCGCGACCGTCACCCTGTCCGGGCCGTTCTTCGAGCGCGATCCAGGCAAGACGCTGCGCGGCAACGTGCGCTCCCTCATGGATGCGCTGGCCGAGTCGATGGAGTCGGACGTGAAGTCCGGCATCGAGGCGAATGAGGGCTCCATGCCCTTCTACACAGGTTGGACGACACAGCACGTCGTAGGACGGACCGTGAGCCTGAGCGGCAACCGATGGGGAACGTGGGCGCGCGTGTCGGCGAACACGTCGGGCATGAGCGCCGCGGATGCCAAGCGGACGAAGGCGGCGGCGGCCGGCATCGAACGTCGGTTCCATCCGTTCCGCAAGGCCAAGTCGAACGTCTACCGGGCTCGCGCCCTGCTCACAGCCGATCTGACGAAAGGGCTTGATTGATGGCAAAGCAGTCGGGCCTCGGCTCGTCTCTCTACGTGGCGCAGTACGACCTGTCGGGCGATGTCGGGGCTATCAGCACGCTGGCCTGTCCGCGTGCCGAGCAGGATGTGTCCGCGATCAACGAGTCCGCGACGGAGCGGATCCTGCTGCGACGTGACGGCACGCTCGCATACAACTCCTTCTGGAATACGACGGCCGGCCAGGCCGAGGCGGTGCTGGCCGCCATCGCTCGAGCCGACACCATCACGTCCGTGTTCGTGGGCAACACCGTCGGCAGCGCAGCGGCGTCGATGATCGCCAAGAACGTCGACTACAACATCGCATACGGCGCGGACGGCTCCCTCGGTGCCACGACGGATGCGCACGGCAGCGGCTACGGCCTCGAGTGGTCCGGCGGCGGCACGGGCGACGGGATGCTGACGACGGGCAAGCAGTCGTTCGCCACGGGCACGGTCGACGGCACGAGCATCGACCTCGGCTCGGCCTCGACGCTGTTCGGGGCGGCGGGCTACATCCATGTGATGACGATGCCGTCCGGCACGGCGACCTTCGCCATCCAGGACAGCGCCGACAACTCGACGTTCGCCGATGTCACCGGGCTCGTCTTCACCGCACTGACCGGCCCCGGATCGGAGCGGAAGCAGACCGCAGCAGGGGCGACCATCCGTCGCTATGTCCGGCTCGAGGGCCGAGGCACGCACGGGACCTCGTTGGTCGCGTGCAACTTCATCCGGTACCTGACCGCAGACGCGTTCAGCGCATAGAAAGGGAGAACCAACGTGGCGAAAGTCTCTGGCCTGACGACGTCCGTGACGATCGCCGGCAACGACATCAGCAACGACGTGACGAACCTCACCATGTCCACGCCCTACGGCGAGCAGGACATCACCGGCCTCGACAAGTCCGCGATCGAGCGGCTACTGCTCCGGGCCGACCTCCAGATCACGCTGAACGGCGTGTTCAACACCGCGGCGAACAAGTCGCACGCGACCTTCAAGACGCCAGGCTCCAAGACGGTCGTGATCGTCTTCCCCGGTCCCGCGACGATGACGGCGACGTGCAACTCGACGGACTACCAGCTCACGATGGGCACGGACGGCTCACTGACGTGGTCGGTCCCGCTCAACCTGAACTCGGGCACCGCCGGCGCCTGGTCGTAGGCGATGGCGTACCGCCTCGGTGGAGGACGATCGCCCCTGACACCTGCCGACGGACTCACCGTCGAGGTACAGGACATCGTCGCGTGGCCGCTGTACCACGAGGCCGTCGCCCGGGCGACGGCCTACTTCACCGCGTCCGGTCCGGAGCTGGAGCTTGCCGCGTTGCGGCGGGCATACGCCTTTTTCTGCGCCGAAGCCCAGCCGACGTGGGAGATCGTCGACCACCGCGGCATCGTCCCGGCCACTGCCGCCGGGATGCTGCGGCTGCCGGTCGAACTTGGGCTCGGGATCATCCTGCTGTGGTCAGAGGCGTTCATCGCTGAGCCGCCCGAGACGGCGGTCGACAAGCTCATCCCACCGGGCGAGCTTCGTGACGATCTCAACCGTCGACTTCGGGCGGTGGCCTGATGCCAAACAACGTCAGCTTCGGCGTCCAGGCCAAGGGCGTCCAGAAGGCATCCTCGGACATCGACAACCTCGCCGCCAAGTTCACGAAGCTCCAGGCACAGGGAGCCAAGGGCATCGGGGTCGGGATCGCGGCCGGCGCAACGGCATTCGCGTTGGGTGCTGCCAAGCAGGCGCTCGGTGACCTCGGTCAGATCGTCGGCGATTCGATCTCGGCGTTCAACGAGGAGCAGGTCAGCATCCAGAAGCTCGGGACTTCGCTGAAGGCGAACATCCCGAACTGGAACGGCAACACCGACGCGATCGAGAAGACGCTGCACGCGCAGGAACAGCTCGGCTTCACGGACGACGAGCAGCGCGACAGCCTCGCCAAGCTGGTCGCCGCCACGCACGACGTCACGAAGGCACAGCAGATCCAGTCGGTCGCGATGGACCTGGCGCGGTTCAAGGGCATCTCGCTCGCCGACGCTACCGATGCGCTGACAAAGGTCGAGGCCGGATCGTTCCGGATCCTGAAGTCGCTCGGCATCGAGCTGAAGAACGGGGCGACACAGGCCGACGCTCTCGCTGCTGTCGAGAGTGTGGCCGCAGGGCAGGCGGCTGACTTCGCTCAGACCAACGAGGGCAAACTGCTGGTCAGCCAGGTCAAGGTCAACGACGCGATGGAGAAGTTCGGCTCCAAGATCGCGGGACCGGCTGCGGATGCGATGGTCGGCCTCGCAGACGGCGCCGTCGGGGCCGCTGACGCGCTCGACGTCCTGTCCAACGGGCTGTCCAAGGACTCGGACACCGCCCGCGAGCAGACAACCTCGATCCTCGACCTCGTCGGCGCTGTCGGCGAGCTGGCGCCCGGGCTCAGCACCCTCGCCAATGTCGCGAAGGGCTCCATGACGAAGGTCGCCGCCACGACGGATACGGCGATGGGCAAGGCCAAGGACGACATCGACAGCGTCAGCACATCGCTCGCGCGATCCGATGCCGCGATCGCCACGAACGAGGCGCTCGTGTCGGATTGGGGCGACAGCGTTGCGACGTCGGCACAGAAGGCCGCTGACGCATTCGACGCCATGAAGGGCAAGATCGAGTCGGCTGCCAACGACCTCATCGACAAGGCGTTCGATCCCATCATCGAGCACGACAAGCTGATGGCGACCAACGCCGACATCGCGGCGAACAAGGCCATCCTCGCGTCCAAGAAGTCGACGGACGCACAGAAGCGCGATGCGAGAGCGGCTCTGCATCAGCTTGAAAAGGACCAGGCGCAGTACCTGCTCGATCTCGCCGAGGCGGGCCAGACGGGTACGCAGGCATACAAGACCGGCATCGCCAATCTGAAGAACGAGTTGAAGAACTCCACCGGCCCGACGCGCGCCTACCTCCAGGGGATCATCGACCGGCTGAAGACCATCGAGGCGCTGGGTGGCAACGTCAACATCTCGATCGGGGTGCTCCAGACCCGGACAGCTGCGCAGCGGGCGAAGCGCCAGGCAGCCGGCGGGCCGTTCAGCACCGGCGGCGTGTCGCTCGTCGGCGAGGAAGGGCCGGAGCTGGTCAAGTGGGGCGGGTCGGGGACGGTCATCCCTGCCGG